AAAGTAAATAAAGTGATGGGCCCAAAACCAACAATTTGGGTGGCCCATTTCCTACATTTTCAATGACCCAAAACCAACATTTTTAGATGGCCCTTGACATGCAACGCATCATGACGTTAAGCGAGATAGCAAATAGCTAACTCGCTTTTTATTTAAGAAAGGAATTTAAAATGGCAACAAAAGGTTTAAAAATGGTTACACTTGCTCTATTGGATGAAAAAGGAGTGATCGTTAAAGGAGACACTGGTTTATCTACCAATGGAGTCTTCCCAATTACTGATGAAATGTTAGGTACAAAAACTGCAAACATCACTAATTTATCAAGCGCTCCAACAATGATTTATGGTAATGATGGTCAAGTAGATGCAGATATTGCAAAAGGTACTCCTTCAGTAGCTTTTGCATTTAATGGTCTACCCGTAGCGGTTAAAAACAAATTGCTTGGTCGTGTAAACGATACTAAAGGTGGTTATACACAAGGAAGTATTCCAAAAGTAGCAGTCTTGATTCAAACAACTACAATCGGTACTGCGAAGCCACAATATGTTGCTTTTGCTGCTGGTAAAATGAACGAAACAGCAATGAACTTGCAAACAAATACTAATGCAGTTGTTCGTGTTGATGACGCATTGACATTTACTGCATTCTCTGTAAGTCGTTGGGGCGGAGAAGCTGTCAAATTCTTTGATGGTGGAGATTCAAAATTTACTGAAGACGTGATGATGAAAGATGTATTTAATGGTTATGCTGGAGTTGGAGTTTAATAAATTATACAACGACTACAACTAGACATTAATAATTAAATGGCGGAGTGATCCGCTTTTTATATGGGATAGATAGACGGTCTATTATATTAGGTTCGATACCTGACTATTCCTTTACAAAAAGTAAAATAGAGGAGATATACAATGAAATTATCATTACCAGAAATTAGAGAAGAATCATTTGAAGTTAAAACTTCAATTAAGAACATTAAAAAAATGCATGCCTACCAATTGGAACTAGCAAAAAGTCAAGAAAAACTTGCTTCAGTTCAGGATGGAACACTAGAAGAATTAACCAAAGCAATCGCTCTTGATGATATGTCAGTAATTAATAATGCTGAAAAATTTATTACTGAAATTCTAGGTTTAAATAAAAAAGAAGTAGATAAATTACAAGAATTTGACCGTGGTCAATTTATGAATTTACAATCTAAACTTGTTCTTTCACTTCAAGGGTATGATGATGATCAAATCGATACTATGTTTACTGAGGAGGTTGACTCTGCCGAAAAAAAAGTTCAAGCATTGAAGAACGAAAAGTCTACCACCACAACCAATTAATAGATTTACAACTATTTGAAAAAAATATTATCGAAAATTGGCACTGGACATTAGAGCAAGTAGATAATCATGACTATTATGACTTAATTGATGTATTTAAAGCTAATGAAGATAATAAGATGGCTTCGTTTGATGATTTGAAGAAGATGTTTGGACAATAATATTTATGTCAATACCTAATGTTTAGGTGTTTTTTATACTCAAAAATTAGAAAGGAGTAAAAATGGCAGATATAATGGTTGATTCAGTCACCACAGGGATTGACTTGAATGAGACAAAGGCTGTTGAGGCTATCAACCGCTTAAAATCAGCAGTTAAAGATAGTACTCGTGAATGGCAGATTAATGAAGCACAGGCTAAATCTGCTGGAGATGCGGTTTCTGCATCAAAATATCGCTATGAAGGTCTTAGTGAAGCAATGGAAAAGCAAAAAGCTTATATTGCTAACCTTTCAGAAGGTATGAAGACAATCAATAGAGATACTGATGCTGGTGAAAAGGCTTATCAAAAATATAATGCTCAGTTAACCACAGCAGAACGTTCTCTTGCCTCAATGACAGGGCAATTAAACCGTGCAAAATCAGCTTACGAGTATCAACAAACAGGAATTGAAGATTTAAATAAATCTCTAAGTGCTAATGATAAACTCATGCAGTCTCAAATTGATTTATATGAGAAAAATCGTAATAAAATGGGAGCTGCTAAAGCCGAAGTTTCTGGTCTATCTACTTCATACGCAAAGCAAACTGAGATTTATAGAGCCCAAGTAACTGAGCTTAAACGTTTAGAATCTGCTGAGGGTACAAGTTCAGAAACTCTTGTTAAGCAAAAAACAAGGGTAAATGAAGCTGCTTCGTCATTATTGAACTACAGAAACAAGCTTTTAGAAGCTAACTTGGCAGTTACAAAGATGCAGCCGTTTAATTCTGAGTCTCTCATTGGTAAAGGTTTAAATACTGTTTATCAAACAACTGAGAAAGCTACTGATGTAATGGCAGCAGGATATCAGAAAGTAAAAAGTGCAGCTTATCAAAGTGCTTTTGGGATTGCTGCAATTGGTGCAGCTGCAGTTAAGGGCGCACAAATGGCCTCTGAACTTCAAAACCAATATAAAACAACTTTTAACTTATTAGTAACTGGTGGCGAACAAGCTAAAGAAGCTCAAGAAAATGTCAACAAAATGCAAGAGCAGGGTTCTGAACTTTCTGTTAAGTATGGTAAAACTCAAAAAGAAATAGCAGATGGATATCAAGAACTTATTAAACGTGGCTATACAAGTTCCCAAGCGTTGGCCGCATTACCTACAATGTTGCAAGCGTCTGTTGCTTCTGGTGATGACTTTACTGATGTTGTTCATAATTCTACTGCTGCTCTTGAAAGCTTCGGGATGCGTTCAAATGATGTTGCAGGTATGACGAAAAATACTAAAGAAGCTGTTAACCAGATGGCTTATGCAGCAGATATGACAGCAACTGATTTCCAAAATATGGGTGTAGCTATGGAGTATGTAGGGGCATCGGCTCATCAAAGCAAATTAAGTTTGTCAGAAACAGCCTCTGCAATTGGTATTCTTTCTAATAATGGTCTTGAAGCTGATAAAGCAGGTACTGGACTTAGAAAAGTTATTGTTTCACTACAATCTCCAAGTAAAGATGCTGCGGAAGCACTATCTGGAATTGGTTTAAGTACAAAAGATTTTGTAGACCAAAATGGGAATATGAAGTCAATGACGGAAATTTTCGGATTGTTAAACCAACATACAGAAAAACTAAGTTCATTCCAAAAAGGACAAATATTCCATGCTTTATTTGGAACAACTGGTCAACAAGCTGGTGCAATTCTTTCTGAAAATGTTAAGCAGTTAGGCGAACTCGATGACAAGGTGAAAAAATCAGCTGACGGTCAAGGGTATGTTGTTAATCTTGCAAATAAGAATATGCAATCTACCCAAAATGAATTAAAACAATTCAAAGCAGCCGGAGAGGCTGTTTTAATTATGATTGGTCAAAAGTTCTTGCCAGTTTTATCTGATGCAGCTACTTCAATGGCTAAGGCTTTTAATTCTAAAGAAGGTAAGCAAGGGCTTGAAGAAATAGCTAGTTGGATTGCAAAGATTTTCCAAGGTATTGTTGATACTGTCAAATTCATTGGAACTCATAAAGATGAAGTAGTAACCTTTGGTAAAATCTTTGCTGGGATTTGGGCTACTAAGAAAATAGGAGATGTTATTGTATGGCTTGAAAAACTGAAAAAATCTTTACTTGAAATTCAAGCTATTGATGCATTGTCAGGAGGTTTAGGAACAGGAGGCATTAAATCTTCTGTAGGTAAAGGTATCGCTACTGAAGCTGGAACAGTTGCTTCAACAGTAACTAAAGGAGGCGTAGCTGCTGAAGGTGAAGCGCTTGTTGCCTCTGGTGGTTTATCAAAAGCTACTTCCTTAATTCCAAGATTATTAGGAATTATTGGCTCTGTTGGCGGAAGTACAGTCTTGTCTGGCGGAATAAATGCAGGAGCTGAATTACTCAGTAAAGATAATACCGCTCAGAAAACTGGCGGAGTTGCTGGCTCACTCGGTGGAGCAGCGGCAGGTGCAGCGATTGGATCTCTTATCGCTCCTGGTATCGGTACAGCAATTGGTGCAGCTATTGGCGGGATGGGTGGTAAAAACTTAGGTAAAAAGCTTGGGGATTTGATTAATAATGGATTAAAAGAATCTTCACTAAAAAGTGAAAAACTACCAGTTATTAAGTTCGACCCTAAAGCACCAACAAAAGATATGAAAGGTTTTTCCAAAGACTATCAAGATTTCTTGGATAAAATAAAAAAATCAGCAACTATTGATATTGTAGATGAGAAATCACTTGAAAAAGCTAAGAAAGCAACTGCTGATGCTTATGCGAAAATGTCTAAAGATATTGATAAATTTTATCAGAATCAAGAAAAAGATTCTAAAAAGCAAGTAGATATTCTAGTTAAAAATGGCGTAATTACTCAAGCTCAGGCTGACAAATTAAATAAAGGCCAAAAAGATTCAGATGATAAGCAGAAAGCCGCTCAAAAAAAGAGTCTTGATGAGATGAAAAAGAATACTGACAATTACTATACTAGTATTGCTAAAGAACAAAAAAGTAATCAATTTCAGACTTCTATGAACGAGATGAATCATGCTAACCTGATGAAAAAAATTAAATCCGGTAATACTTCTGAACTTCTTAAAATAGAAAAAACTTATGGGAAGAATTCCCCTGAATATCAACAAGAAATGAATAAAGAAATTGCTAAAGAAAATAGTGATTTCAATAAAGCTCAACAGGCGGCAAAAAAGAAGCATAACGAAGCAATGGATAAAATTGAAAAGGACTATGCTAAGTCTCAAGCCAAAACTGAAGAGCAGATGAATAATCAAATTAATACTGCTACTAAAATTGCTCAAAATAAACAGCTTGATTTACTTGATGATTTAAAAAATAAAAAAGGGAAATTAAATCAAAAACAATTAATTGATACGCTTGAAAAGGCTGATGATGAATATAAAGGGGTTAAGGATAAGGCTCAAAAGCAAAAAGATGAAGCTGTTAAAGCAGCTAACGAAAAATACAAGAAGACAGTAGCAGCAGCGGACAAAGAACGTGCAGAAAACGGCTCAATGTCCAAAGCTCAGTATGATGAAATCGTTAAAAATGCTCAAAAGCAAAGAGACGATACGATTTCAGCAGCTAAAAAACAACAAACAGAGGTTACGGATAAAGCACAAAAAACCCATGATAAAACAGTTGAATTAGCTAATAGTAAAGCCGATAAAAATGTTAAAGCTGCAGCTAAAGAGCAAGGAGAGACTGTCGAACAATATACAAAAGGATTTAAGGATTCTAGAAATTTAATCAATTCATTCATTGATGGAATTAACGGAGTTCTTAACTTCTTACATAAAGGTTGGGGGAATATCGGTCATGTTAGCCTTAAAGGTTTTGCGACAGGTACTCGTGGATTAGCTCAAGACGAAACAGCTTTAGTTGGTGAAGAAGGTTTTGAACTTGCTCACCATCCAAGCCGTGGTATTTTTGCGGTTGGTCAACAAGGCCCTGAAATTCGTAATTTGAAAGCTGGAACTTCGATTCTTCCTCACTCAATGTCAAAAGAGTTCCTATCACTAACAGCTAATTTACCTGCTCATGCGGACGGTGTATCTGGCTTCCTATCAGATGCGCTTGGATGGGTTAAATCAACCTATAAAGATGTCACAAGTGTTATTTCAAAAGGACCTAAAGGAGTTGTAGAAGCTATTTATAATGGCTTAGGATTAGATAATTTAGAAAATGACTTTCCGCCAGTTGTAACTAGGATGGCAAAAGGTTCTGCTCAAACAGCACAAGATAATTTTGTAAAATTCTTACAATCATTCTTCAAAAAAGCTGAATCTGATGCAGGAGGTTCACAAGGTTCGCCATCTGGTTCTGGTGTTCAACGTTGGGCTGGACAAGTTAAACAGGCGCTTGCAGCTAACGGCTTGAGCACAAGCCAAGACATGATTGACCGTGTGCTCCGTCAAATTTCTTCTGAATCAAGCGGTAATGAAAAAGCAGTACAAGGAAATATCGGGGATATTAACAACATCACTGGTGACCTTGCGAAAGGGCTGATGCAAACAATCTCCTCAACTTTCAACGCCAATAAATTCCCTGGTCACGGTGATATTTTTAATGGTTACGATAACTTATTAGCTGCTCTTAATTATGCTAAAAAAACCTATGGCCCAAGTTTGTCATTTCTTGGAAATGGGCATGGTTATGAAAATGGCGGAATCATAAATGCTCATGGATTCTATGAAATTGCTGAAGGAAATCGTCCTGAGATGGTTATCCCCCTTGACCCACAGAAGAAATCAAGAGCTACACAATTATTGAATCAAGCAAGTCAAACAATTAATAACAATCAAGGTTATTCAAATAATGTTACTGATTTCTCGCCAGTCTTAACTTTATTATCCAATATATTTAACTCCATTGAAGATGTTAAGAAAAATCCTCTAATTGCTTATGCTTTATTAGATGGGCGTAATGTGTCTCAAGGATTAGCTCCTTATATGAATCAAGCCTTAACTGACTATGTAAATCAACAAAATAGATTGTGGGGTAAAAATTAAAAATGGCTTTTTCAGTTAAATTTAATGATGTAGATTTATCGACAATCGTTGATGGTTTTACAGCAATTACAAGAAATATAGGGGCTGGTTGGACGAATACGGTTCAACCTAATCCTATTATTGGCGCTGATTTCACGCAAAATTCAATTAATTCGAAATCAATTACAGTTAACTTTATTGCAAATGTTAAATTAGACCGTTTCACCTCTGTGAGAAAGGCTTTGGCTAGTGCTTTAAATGTAAAGCAACCAGCTGCTTTGATTTTTGATGATGATCCTAATCAAGTTTGGTGGGCTGTTCCTGATGGAACGCCAACATTAGATGAATCATCATTTTATCAAGCTGTAGGTTCAATTACATTTTTAGTTCCGAGCGGAGTATCAGAATCAGTCGAAACAAATATTCTAAATGCTTCGAATTCTGGTGATCGATTAGGGACAATTACCAATAATTCAGGTGGCTCTGTAGATGTTGAAATTAATAACACAGGTAATCTTGAGGCATTTCCAACAATAGAAATTACCAACGTTCATGAGAATGGGTATATTGCAATTGCTGGTAAAAATGGAGCAATTGAAATAGGAAATAGGCAAGAAGCAGATGGGGCAACAAGTCCTATGAGTGAAAATCTTTATTTCTCTACTAGTGACACAAATTTTTCTAGATTCAAAGATGTTGCACCTGGTACTCCTAATCCTCAAAATAATTGGTTAGCCACGAACGGAAAACTTGAATTTCAAACAGATGGGTTGAGATTAAAAGAAAAAGGAACTGTTGGTTCTAGACAAGGAGTAGCTGGTGGTATGAAAGTAATGACTTTACCAGCAGATTCAAACGGTCATGTTGGAGCGGTTAATTTCTATTCATATTTCAATTTATTTGCTTGGGCTACAGCTTTAGGACAAACTGGAGTTTTGCAAATTCTTTTTACTGATGCCAACGATAAATTAGTCGCCGGTTATGGAATCATAAAGGGAGATATGGTTGGAAATAAAGCGATGATGAAAGCGTGGGTTGGTGGTAACAATCCTCGTGAAATCGCAAGCAGAGATTTTATTGCAAACAATGGCGAAGGTAATGGCGCTGGATCAATGAATAATGTTCAGTTTAATGAAAAAACTGGAGATACGGATTTCCTTAAACAAGGCGGAAATTTTGGCTTTTTTTGGAAAGGATCCCGAATATCAGAATATGTTTCAGAATTAAAAAACGTAGAAATTTCTAAAGTTTATCTATATATTGGGCAATACCCAAATTCTAATAAATTTATGGGTAATTTATCTATTAGAAGTATTTGGTTTAGAAAAGATAATGTAGATGTCTGGCATAATATTCCAAACCGATATGCAACTGGTTCTAAGATTATAGTTAATATGAACGGGAAAGATACAGTTGTTGTCAATGGTATGCCAGCTATTCAAGAAAAAATTAAAGGCACTGAACCTTTTTCAATCCCTCCTGGTAGAAGTACATTAAAAATCTTGCAGTCCACATGGAATACCACTCCACCAATTGTTCAAATATCATATAAAGAAAGGAACTTATAATGGAAATAGTCGTTCATGATAATACACTTAAAACCGTAGCAGTTATCAATAATGATATTCCGATGTTACCTTCATTCTTCAATGATAATTGGCATCGGTATAAAGACCAAGGGGCAGAAACATTTATATTTACTGTAAATAAATTTATCAACGGCCAGTTACAAGATTACTGCCGTTTTTTAAATGAACAAGCTTATATTAGTTTCACTTATGATGGCATTGACCACTTATTTGGAGTAGAAAATGTTCAAGAAAGTGATTATCAAATTACTTTGACTTGTTCTTCATTGAATTTAGAATTAAGAAATGAGCAAGCCAATGCCTTAGTCAACACATCAAGCCATAATATTCAATGGTATATTGACCAAATGGAATTAATTTCAAACGCTCAAATAACCATTGGAACTAATGAAGTCTCAAGTCTGACACGAACAATTAATTATGATGGGCAGGAAAGTAAACTTGCCCGTCTAATATCTGTGATTGGAAACTTTGATGCAGAATTTGAATTTATTACACATTTAAATGATGATGGAACACTTGATTCTGTCATTTTAAATATCTATCGTGCCAATGATGGAGTTAATGCCCAAGGAGTTGGAACAAACAGAAACGATGTCTCTTTAAATTTTGGTAAAAACATTAGTGGGATTACTAGGACTGGCGATACAACAAATCTATTTAATGCAACAAAAATTACAGGATCAGACGATTTAAATTGGAATTCAAGCGAATTTTCTTATGTCAATTCCGATGGTGTGGAGGAGTTTTATAAAAGAAAAAATGATGATACTGCATTTGCTCCACTTTCTCTTAATTTATTTAAGTCTCAAATCAAGTCTAATAATGGTGATAAATGGATTCGTAAAGATTTTCAAACAGAATACACTAATGTTAATGATATGTGGGGCTATTGCGTAAGTCAATTTAAACAATTCGCTTATCCGACAGTTACTTATGAGGTGTTAGCGAATAGTAGCTTAGTTCTTGAATCAGTTGGTAATGATCGGCCTTTGTCAATTGGTGATACCATCAATATTCAAGATGATAACTTTATGGATTCTGACGGAAATGTAGGTTTGCTTTTATCAGCTAGGGTTTCTGAAATGGAGATAAGTTTTAGCAATCCGACATTAAATAAGATTACTTTTTCAAATTTTAAAAAACAACAAAGTGAAGCTTCTGCAGACATCCAAGCCATCGTCAATCAGTTGGTCGATGCAGCCACTCCATATATTGGTAGCATCGACACAACTAACGGCACACAGTTTAAAAATGGCACTGGTTCAACAACTTTATCAGCTCATATTTTCAAAGGTTCTGCAACGACTGAAACAATTGCTGATAGCTACGAATGGTCGAAGGATGGAACTGTTGTTGCTCCAACGCAGACAATCACAGTTGATGCAAGCGGAGTTGCAGATAAGGCAGTTTACAGCTTTAAAGCGACAGTTGCGGGTAAAGTAGTCGGTAGTCAGTCGGTGACTATCACTAATGTTAATGATGGCACAATAACTCATACTGCCTATGCTTATAGTGCTGATGGAACTGACAAATTCACGACTACTTACCCTAACTTAAATTTACTAGAGGGCAGTAAAGATTTTAGTGGGGATTGGTGGCTTGTTGAGCGCTCTGAAAACGACGGAACCTATAAAGGTCTAACCGTTAAAAAAAGCGAAGGCCCTGGAATTACTAAGCAATTTATAGCACCTAAAGAAGGTACTTATACTTTCTCAGCTTATGTTAAAAGTTCAGGAAATAATGCAAATATAATAAGAGCTGTTACTTTAAACGATGTAACTGGTAAAATCGTGCCTGATAAGTCGATGGGAATCAACTTTGGTTGGTTGAGAGATTCTTTTCAGGTAACTTTAAAAGCTGGTGACAAGATTTATGCACAATATAATGTAGCTGGTAGCGGTGTTTTATGGAATGCTGGTCATAAGTGGGAAGAAGGCTCTGCTGCTACTGATGATTTAACTGCTAATTATCCTAACTTGAACTTATTGGAAGGAAGTACAAAATACACTAAAGATAATCCCAAAACATTATCTTCAAATTCTACTGATGGTTGGTTTTTTGTGGATGATGTTTTTGTAAAAAATTTAAAAGCAGGAACATATACCATGAGTGGTAAAGCTGATGCACCTTGGACTGTTCATGACACAAGTGGCGCAAAAAAAGGTCATGTTGGACTATGGCTAGTATCAACGACACCTGGATTAGGGGTAAATATATCTTTAGGTGAAACAGTTCCTAAAACAATTGAAGTTCCCAAAGATGGAGATTATTGCGTTAGGGTTAATTTATATTCAAATGGAACAGATATGGAATCTCATAAATTTTGGGATTTTAAACTAGAACCAGGTTCAATCGCTACTCCACATATGCCAAGTAAAAATGAGTTACAAGAACAACGGACTCCTTGGATGCCTTCATTAAGCGAAGTAAAAACTTCAGACTGGCCAAAGTATAGAGGAGAATACTCTGATATGTCAAGCGAACAGTCGACATATCCATATGACTACCGTTGGAGTTTAATACGAGGTAATGACGGTAAAGATGGGTTAGATGGTCATGATGGAAGAGCAGGTAAGGACGGCGTTGGAATTAATTCAACTACAATTACCTACGCTATATCTTCAAGCGGAACAGTTACCCCAACAACTGGTTGGACTTCACAAGTCCCTACTCTAGTCAAAGGTCAGTATCTGTGGACTAAAACTGTTTGGACTTACACTGATAATACAAGCGAAACAGGATATACAGTATCTTATATTGCAAAAGATGGTAATAATGGTACAAACGGAATAGCAGGTAAAGATGGTGTCGGTATTAGCAATACTATCATTGAGTATGTTGGCGCAGTTTCTGGTACTAGCAAGCCTACCGGTGGTTGGAGTACCACTATTCCAACAGTACCAGCAGGTAGTTATCTGTGGACTAAGACTGTTTGGACTTACACTGATAATACAAGCGAAACAGGGTATTCAGTCGCTAAAATGGGAAATAACGGAGCCCCTGGAAGTAACGGTAATCCCGGTAAAATCGTTTCCGATACTGAGCCAACTACACGTTTCAAAGGTTTAACTTGGAAATATTCAGGCACCTCTGGCCTTACAGCGAGTGATGGAACAGCGATTAAACCAAATACAGAGTATTACTATAATGGCACTCATTGGGTGATTAATTATTTAAGTGCGAACAATATTGAAGCAAACTCAATAACCGCTGACTTAATTGATGCAAAAAATTTAACCATAACTGATGGAGAGTTCATTAGTAAAACAACTAATGGTCTAGTTACAACCTCTACTGAAATTAAAGATAATCATATTGCAATTTCAAAGAAAGATGGAACTGTTAATACTAGAAATGATATAGCGCTTGATTCTGAACAAGGACTAGCTCAGAAATTTACGAACATTAATACAGGATTCTACAGAACAGCTGGG